ATCAGATCCATACTTCAAAGAGCATGGTCCAAGTTTAATCACGATATCATCCTCCTCTTATCTTGAAGGCGAAATTACAGCTTAGCATTTTGCGCCCTTCTTCATCCCGGCCAAGGTCCCCGGGTTCTTGAAGGGCTCTGCTGCGGAGTATATAAAAGTCCCCCACCTGGTAGTTATGTCTGGGTGGAGGATCTCCGTGGAACAGTTTAAAGACAGGGTCAATCAGGTTATAAGCTTCAAGGAAACCAGGCCCCCGGGAAGAGTGGTTAAGCTGGTAAGGGTGAATAGGCTGTCAGGCATCTTAACCCACCCCGTAACGGATTACTGTGTAGATGGTGATAAGGAACATTATTAGGCCAGTTATCCAGCCTCCCCATTCTCTAATCGCTTTGCCGGTTGCATATCTACCAGTTTGGCGCTCCTCTATTGCCGTAACCCGTCGGATACAATCATTTAGCGCTCCCCTAAGATCGTTGTATTCTTTTGCAATTTGGATCATCTTAGCTAGTTCATCTCGGAGGTCATTGATCATCAGATATAGGGCTTTATTATCAAACCATTGTTCTTTCTCGCCCATATTGCACCTCCATATGTAAAAAGCGCCCGGAGGCGCTATCGAATCACCTTGCCCAACACTACTCCACTGGTCCCAACCAGAGCTACCAGAACAGGATCACCAGCAGCAGGCGAGTAACTTGCAAGGTAAGAGTATCGCTTAACAGTTGGTGAATCTTCACCGTCAAATATCAGCTGGGGCTTACCTTCAACGTAGTCATCGGGTATTTTAGCTAGCTTAAAGGCAACCAAAGACTTCATTGCTTCCCGAATCATTCCCCGAATTACTTTATACAGCCTGTCCTCAAGTCTCATATACTAACCACCCGCCTCACCTGGTGCCTCATTTGTGCATCATGCTTCAGTTCAAACTCCCAGCTGGTTTCGCTAAATTTGGCACTAATACCTAATACAGAGTGTTGAAGGGTGATTACATCCGCATCTGGATGCATTGGCATAATCAGAGAGGAAAATTCGGCATGTTGGTACACTTGACTAGCCTGGAATGCGATTCTTAGGACCATTTGATTAAGGGTCTCCTGGTTTGCTGCATCCACTATTCGGTGATCAGTAATAGTCATCCCCCTGGATACTGTTGATGTAGGAGAATCTGGATTGTCATTAGTGTATGACGCTGTCATCGGCTCCAAATCAGGTGAGCTTACTACAAGTAGCCATCTATTAGGCACGCTAAACAGGTCAAGGCTGTCCTGAGTTCCAGGGAACAATACACTCTCAGAATCATTAGAATAGGTAGATTCACTGGCTCTTACCGAAGGGCTAACATAAGGCTGCGCTACCGCATATCCGTATTCATCGATGTATAGAGATCTGTAATTGATTGCGGATAGCAAATCTCCGATAATCTGAGATATAGAAGTTCCCGGTGGCCAGTCTCTGTCTGAGGGAAGTTCATGATCAGAAGCGGCTATGTTCTGCTGGGAAATTCCTGCCATGGAAAGTAGATCAGAAACTGCACCGGTGTATTTGGTGCCCTGGATGATGCTGTATCGCGTCTCAATTTTATGATCCCTAAGAACCAGCAGTTGGTCGTAAGCCTGAATGTTGCGCTCTACCCGGCCACTATTAACCTTTCGAGGTGGAGTGCTAAGCAGAAGGACTCCTTGAGGGAAATCAGCATATCCGTTATCCGGCATCTTAACCCGGACCTATGGCCGTATTCGTTCATTCAGGAAGTTTATTTCCCCAGTATCAATGAGTTGAAATCGACCTGTCCTCTTTATTTGCGCCAAGGTGTTATTAGCGACTGAGGCAGCCAGGATATTATCCAGCTGCCCCAGTACTTTATTCTCCTTGTCCAGAAGCTCATACTTAAAAGCACGTGTTTGAGAGGGCGAGTGCAGTGCCTTTCGTACCTCCTCCGCCATATACCCATTTCGAGCCAGGCTCTGCATTATACTCCCTCCTTATAATCAATCCTTTGGATAGTAATGGTTGTCACATATCCCAAAGCGTTAACATCTTGCCTAGGAAAAGCAGTGATAATGCCAAATACCTTTCTGCCCCGAGCATCTCTAAAGCAGGTTATCCCCTTCCTAAGACATAAGGCCTGAAGAAGTAAGGATTCAGCCTCATCAAATAGCTGGAGACTTGCATTAACTCCCTCAGTCTCATGTTCCCCGAATGAAGCTACTGGGAAGGATCGGCCATCCATATGAAGTAAAGAGGCTTTTGCGCCCCACTGGTCCCCTTTACCATTACCGTCATACTTGTATTGGTGCACTGTTCCGGAAGGGTCAGTCACGTCATGCAGCCAGACTCCAAGTAGAGTGATAGACCGCGTTCCCACTGCACTGAAAGAACTGGTACCGTTATCTCCAATGGCCTGGATCTTGTATTGGTAGGTAATCCCGCTGGCTACGGCATAGTCACGGTATTCACCATTGGGGGCGACCTCTAGGGCAGTCCTTGTCCAGTCAGTCTCGCCCTGTTTCCTTCGCCAAACGTGGTTACTGGTAACGGTGGGCTCAGTGCCTATAGGGGCTGGGTTGCCAATGTCTAATAGCACATAGCCCTCTCCGGCTGATGTGCTTATAAGTGGCGACGCAGGCGGGGTGTAACTTACAGTTACCGTCACAACTGCCCAATCTGACCAGAGGCCATCTGCATTTTTAATACGCACCCGGATTTTGTACTGCAAGCTATTTTCTAGCTCCATGCCTACAGTTTGGGCCTTGTTAGTGCTTGTCACTTCCCCACTGTCCCACAGCAAGGTATCATCGGCAGCTAGCACCTGGTGCTGGAAAGCCACTTGGCCACTGCTGGACCACTGGGTGGTTGGTGTCGGGCCTGTTACTGTGTACCATCTGCTGGATCCAGGATAATGGGTGTTGCAGGTTTGTCCCCGGCGAAAAGTACTGCCTGATCTGAGTATGGGCTGTATAAGTCGGCCTGGTCGTATGTCCTTACCCTCCACACTATTGTCCCCCTAGGGAATGTTCCTTCCGGTGCTTGCCATTCTTGCAGGTTGGTGATGTTTGATATATCATTCCAGGCTGACTCCCCTTGCAGCTGCCACTGTAGGTCAAATTTGCTTTGTGGGTCCCCGTTGCTGTCGTTGTGCTGCCATGACAAGGTGATAATCTGTGCCCTGTCCACCACTTGGCCACCAGCTGGTGCCAGGTTGATGGGCTTACTGGGAGCTACGTTGTGCTGGATTGAGAATACCCCGTCTGACTGGTCAAAATCACCATATACAGTGCCATTGTATGCTCTTGCCCGGATTAGGCAGGTGCTGCTTTCGGCATACCCATTGAAATCATGGGTGTAGCTGGTGGCATCCTGGTTAGTCAGTGCCACAATATCTGACCAGCTGTCCCCATCGTCTAGCGAAATCTGTACGTGGTACTGCAGTGCACTATCTTCTGGGTCTGTGGCAGCTTGCCATGTTACTTCCCTCTCCGCTGTCCATGTTTCGCCACCATTGGGACTGGTTAGGGTTGGGGATGTGGGTGGAGCTATATAGTCAATCTCCAATGCTGGCGGTGTATACCCTGACTCGCTGCTGCGTAAAAAGCGGACAGTTCTATCCCCTTCGTCACTTCCGCCAAATACTAACGCCAACCCATAATTAGGATACTCTCCCTCTGCCCATCCTCGCACTAGGTCGGTTATTTCGGGCCATGATGTGTAAAAACTCCCAAAACCCACGGATCTGCGCGAATGTCTTGTGGTGCCAATACTAGGCCTGGTATTCCATGTCACAGTTGTGGCATCCCAGTTCTCCGTTACCCTGTAAATATCTATATATACAGACTCCCCGGAATTTGGATAACCCCCCCCACCTGCACTAAAACTTGCAGATTGGACTAATGTGCCAATGATTGGGGACAAATCAAATTTAATTAGTGTGTCAGCATCGTCTGCAACGCGCAAACTGGTATTCTCATTATAATTGTCGTCTGCATAGTTTCCACTCCGCACATAGGTATCTTGGAATATTTCAATAACTACCGTTGGGTCAATCTGCACTGGGTATTCCAGCCCGGCCACATCGGCCAACAGTTCCTCGTATTTCTTGCCATCTGCTCCAGTTGTTACCCACAGCCCTACATCCCGGCGCTCCCCGATAGCATCCTCTAACCAGGCAGGTTGTAACCTAAGCTCGCCAGCTGTCAGATCGTCTGCCAGTGGGCCGTTAACTTCAAAGCTAAATGTAATCGGGGCCCTATCTGATTTCAGGGTAATTGTCTCTTTTATTCCGGTTGAAGTAAGCTCCAAATCAATATCTGCA